ATCCTCAATGACGGCAACCCTTCTCTTTGTCTTCACCTTATCTCCCTTGGAATAATCCATATCTCCACAGAATTCACACATCTTCGTAGTAGTGAAAAGGACATAATCGCCCTCCCAATCCACTATGCACTCCTCACCAGTCTCAGGGTCGGTACCGTAAACCGGCTCGATTGCCATTCCGCAGTCCTTGGCATACTGGAAATCGAAGTTACCCTCGGTCTCGAAAATAACAGGGAGGATACCCTGCCTCATCGCAGCCGCAATAGCGAGGTTCTTGAGCGTGGATTTTCCCGTGTTCGTCCATCCCCTGATTACACTCGTCCTTCCGAGAGGAAATCCGGGAAGTTTAGTGGCCTCTTGGAAGGCTTTCGGCATGATTACCCACTCCATTTCCTTGTCGGCAACCTTTCCCACCTTCTCTCCGAGAAAATTCTTCTTGAAGTCCTTCACGCTGAATGATGGAACTTCCTTTTTCTTTAATGGCTGTTTAGACATATTTTATTTTTCACTTGTTAATTTGTTATATGCTTTTATTTGTTCGGCTTTTACTTGTTCATCAAATATATCTTTGTCGATTTTCATCTGATGATACATTTTTCTGCTTACCGATTTGTACCTATCCTCCGCACCGACTTCAACTTGTTCTCCTTCTGCTACAATATACCCGTACTTGTCAATTCTTGCGTTGAATATGTTCTTGCCTCCGTCCTCGCACTGAGATTTGATTTCTTCGAATGTATCTGCAACTTCAAACAACCTCTTACTACCAGGGAACAGGTGTGTTTGAAAATCCGTTCTCAGCCCGTAGCAAATTACATTGACACCACACTCGTCAACAATCTTAGCCAACTCATCCACTTGCCAATCTTTAAGGAACTGTGCCTCGTCAACAAGTAGCCACTTAACGTCCGTGTTGTACCAATCCTCTTTTTCAAAAAAAGACTCATAGGGGTAAATTGTGTTGCACGGTTTATCGCCAATCGCACGGCTGTGTATTACGCCGTAATCTCTCGTATCAACAGAACTCTTATAAATGCGGTAAGGTATGCCCCGCTCCTCGAAATTGTAAGCCTTCGCGAGCAGGAGCATACTCTTTCCAGAATTCATTGTCCCGTAGTCGAATATCAGTTTACACATAGGCTAATACGGGAGGTCTTCTGACGAATCTTCTTCGTCATCTTCATCATCGTCGTAGTTAAGAGCCTTTTCCTTAGCCTTACGGTACTTTTCGTTCGCCTTGTTCTCTTCGCGAACCTGCTTCTTAACTTCTTCGTCACGTGCACGGCCCTTGGATACCCACTTGTTATTCTGCTTATCCCAGAACGGAACTTCGCCGTCAAGAATAATAGAAAGGTATTCATAAGGCTTTACAATAAACACATCACTCCAAACCTTTTTGTCGTTGATCCAATTGTCCGCCTGCTCAGGATCCTTTGAAAGAGGACGCTCTTTTCCGTAGTCAACAATAGTTGTACTCGTTTTCTTCGTTGGCTTGCCATCCTTGTCAAAAACTCTCGACACGGTGACCTTGAGGTCACGTCCAGTTTCCAAATCAAGGATGTTCATAGGCTCGAAATCCTCAGGAAGTTCGTCTTCACTCTTAACGTCGTACTCCTCCAACGCATCGTCGATACTTTCCTGCTTACGTGCTTTCCAAAGCTTCTTGATAAGGTTCTTCGGGTCCTTCCCGTCAGAACGCACCGTAAATTTCCAAAACTTCGGACCGTCTTCCTCATTAGCGCGGTCGATACAACGAATAACACAGTACTCTGTTGTCTTATTTGCGAGGGAAATCTTCTTCCAACGCTCAATTTCCTTTGTCTGAAATTCTTCCTCTGCCTCGTCACCTTCTTCTTGCGCCTTTTTCAACTTTTTCTGCGCTTCAACCATGTTGTTATAGGCGAGATGGTTCATTTCGCAGAACGGGCAGTCATCACCAAACTTATCATGGTCGATATCTTCCTGATTATGCAGGCAAACATACCCCTTTGAACCGTTCTGAGCGAGCTCGGGCTGCACCTTCACATAGTGCATAATAACCTTCTTAAATGGAGAACTTGTATCCTTGTCAACAGGAAGAATCCTAATACGGAGCGTCTTCTCATTTTCTCCATCCTTCAATTTTGTGTTAAGATAATTTTTAGCGTCAAACGCTGTGTAATTTGGCTTCCTTTCAGCCGTTTCCTCGTCCATTACGTCGGGCGTAATGTTTCTTCTGTAATTTGCCATTTTCAATGAAAAATTAAAATTAGTTATGTAAGTTATGCATTTCAAATATACAAAAAAAACCGCAGACTTTACGCCTGCGGTCAATTTTTTTAACGTTTTTGTTTAGAATTTCAAGAGTTTGTCAAGCGTCTGATTGTAAAGGAAACCCTTGTCATCAAGAGAATCCGCAATCGCTTTCCAATTCACGTCCCCATCAACGTCTTTCGCCGTGATCACGTACTGACCCTGCTCTTTTCCATTGTTGTCCGGTTCCGTTGAGTAGTTTGAATTCGCTTCCTTCTCATTCCAAAACTCTTCAGGTGTCACATTGAAAGGATATGATTTCTCCTTCTGCAAACCGAGTTTTTCAATCTGTGTCGGATTTCTCCTTTCAATTTCAGCCTTCAAATCCTCGATTTTCTCATCGTTTGACCTAAGCAACTCTTCGAAAGAACCAATCGCCTTGAGAACTTCGTCGAACTTGCCTCCGACTTCCTTGATTTCGTCCTCAATGTCGTCCTGCTTATCCGTGAGTTCAGTTACGTCAAGAACTTCGTCGCCGGGCTGTTCCATATCGGCGCCACCCATAGGATCTGCGCCCATTGCGTTAGGGTCGCCCATTGAAGGGTCCTGAGGATTGAATCCTTCCGGCGGCTGCGCTCCCCCACTTTCGCCTCCTGCCGCATTCGTGTCGCCACCCATTGAAGGATCTCCACCCATTGCGTTAGGGTCGCCACCCATGGCATTCTGGTCGCCACCCATTGAAGAGTCTGGTGCTCCACCGCCCATTGAAGGATCCGGTGCGCCGCCTCCCATTGAAGGGTCTGGTGCTCCACCGCCCATAGGGTCACCGCCGCCTGCAGCTGGGTCCTGTTGCTGATTGTCATCACCTTCTTCGTCAACCGGGCCAGGCACTAAAATCTGCTCATTAAGTCCCTGCTTTACATCGTAGTTCCACATCATGTTCAGACGCTTCTTTACGTCCTCGAACATTTGCTCTTCCCTTGTCATATTATCCCAAAAGTATCTGTCTGTTATCTTCGGTGAGAATCACCTGCTCATCCTTAACGGTACTTCTCTCAATGAGGCCTTTGTCTTTCTTGATATATTTGACTTTCTTGGAATCAAGTCTTCCTACGAGTTCCTGAGCCTTTTCCATGTTGTTAGTGTTCATTGCCATTTACTCCTCGTTTTTAGTTTCATTATTTTCAACGGGCACTTCTTCAGCCTTTTTCTTTGGGGCTTTCTTTGCTTCCGCTTTTTCTTCTTTCTTCGGCGTACGAACAACCTCATCCAATACCGTTACGGGAATTGAATGCGGTTTTCTTTCTGCATTTTTACTTTTCTTGAAAACAAACATAAGTTATTGTTTTATTGTATAAATACCTGCGAAAAGTAAAAACAAAGGCTAGTGCGTCAGGAAATGGATATAAGGGACGATTAAATTGTTATCAGATATTACCTTTCTTTCAGTTTCTCCATTGAAATCTTCATCCGTAAAAACAAAATTTGAAGGATTTTTCTTAATTCTATCAACAATTTTATCGGAATCTATGCCGGCATAATCAAAATCGCCTAAAGACAAACCGATTACGTTCTTTCCGCCGTAAATGTAAACATGCTTGTCTGTCAGATATACGGATTTCTTCTTGTCTGAATCAATCCATTTCAGCATTTTCTTGAAAAAAGAATATCTTTCCGTAAAGATATTCACAAAATAGTACGAAACGTTTGATTTCAGTTTTTTCGTGATTGATTTCTTGAACTTGTCTATATCTTCTTCGTATTCGTTGCGGCGTTCGTTTTTTGCGTACGTCCACGATACGTGGTCATTTATGCTTCTATCAAGGACGTGCACGTTTTCAGCTCCGAAAAGTTCAACGGCACGCTTTTTTCCAACCACGATAGTCGGAACTCCATCATCCGTGAACTTTTTCGTTACTTCAATGTAGAATGGAACGTCATGCATTTTCGCTCCACTGACAATTCTCCCTAAAAACATAAATGCTCGGCAATTTTTTCAATTTCACCGAGCAAATATACTACTATTTTTGATATTCCTTCATCTCTTTCGAGATTTCACCGCCGAACCTGTAAACAAGTACGCTGAACTGGGAACTATCTGGATTTCCTTTATATACCCACCACTTGTTTTGGTCGAAATCGGAAACCCACCTTCCACCGTTCTCCTTTCCTGTGTACATACAAACGTGGCCATAAGTTTTATGCTTCATTACACAAACATCTCCAGCACGGAATTCAACGTTGTCGATATTCGTGTGATCTGCTATCGGCTTAAACCCGTACTTCGTAAGGCAATTATACATTTCATAACCGTTACATCCGCTAAATCCTTTATTTGCTGAAGTAACTCTGTTGGCTTCCGCTTCGGCTTTTGTCTTTGCAGAACAATGCCCGTAAAATCCCGCAAACAGGAAAGATTGCACCGCGCTCGCGCAAGCGTGCCTTGAACCGCCTTTAAACTCGCCGCTTGAATTGTAATAGTTTCCGAACGGAACAACATATCCACCGCCATTTGCGGTATAATAAAGTATCTCGTTCATTTGAGATATAGCAGCCAACGGATAGAACGTCTTACCGTGAGGGAAGTTTGTCTTTCCATTAAACTTGGCGTTGTCCCCGTCATAATTCCTGAACGTGGTTGTCCCGTCGTAATCACTAACGGTGAAACTAGTATTTCCTATGGTATATTCCTTATTCATATCTTGTCCGGCCAGTCTGTTTACCGCTCCATTTATGGACTCAATACTAAATACATTTTGCGTGAGTGGAATGTACCTCTTTGGCTGACGAGTTCCCGTGAACTTGGTTGTCATTGTATTGTTTTGAATACTGTGCTCAACCTTCGTAATCATGTACACACCCTTGAACATTGGAACATTATTCAATTGGAAATACATCATTGGCATTATGTTGATGCAACCAAGCATTTCAACGGAACAATCGTAAGAACGGTTCGAATATACGGAATACAAGTCCTGCCCTGCGCCTACAACGTTTATCGTTCCGCCTCGCTTACTCATATTTGCAAGTTGGAATTTATTTGCAATCGCGTAGTCGGTTACTCTCGGATTATCCATACCAACATTTATCTTCGAGAAGTATGATTGGTTCTGCTTTCCTGCAGTAACTCCGAACGCACATATCGAATAGTTATTTCCGCCATTGTCATCGTTCTTTTTCTTCATTACTTCCAAGGATTCCTGAGTTATCTGCCCCATTGAGTCGGCTATGTCAAACGAGTCGTTGCCATACCCAACACCATTTGTCTTATCCTGCTCCAAATCAAGCAAATGAGAAGGCTCGTACGTGTACATAAGGATATACGTATTGCCTATTATCCTTCCAGTCCTGCTAGCGCCGTCATATAGGGAATGCGGAGTGAATATTTCGGAAAATGTATCTGCATTATATACATTGCTATAAACAGGAAGGCACCTAAACAACAATTTGTTGTCCTGACACACACGGCCGATAAACTCAAGAATGTTATATGATTTCTCCCCATCGAACTGATCTCCAATCAGGTTAAAGAACTTCCCTGGGTTCACAAGGAATTTCCTACTGATATCGTTGTAGAAACTATCCACATAAACGAAATTGATAAATTCAGACCTGTCTTTCGCTATCCTTGTCTCGCCTAAAAGTTTCCTCTTCTTGCAAGCCGCCTCTTCTTCGGGGCTATACAGCCTGAATGACTCTTCAGTTTCCATTGAAAGCCACCTGTCATATAAGTTCTTAAGCGTATAGTAGATTGCATTCTTACTATCTTCGTTGAACTCGATGTTTGCATGCACTTCTATATTTGTCGTGCCGCCCGTATCCGTCTCTTCTTCTGTGCTGTTAAGTTTATCCAAAACAATTTCAGCAAATTTTTCCAACATAGAAGAATCTGTATCAATTGTTTTCTTGTCGTCGGGAACTTCCGCAAAATTAAACGATACAACAGTATCCGTAGCCAACGTTTTAAGAAGGTTTTGGAACGGCGTTTTCGGTTCAACTACGCCTCCATAGTCTTCAACATCTGACTTCACATTATATCTTTTAGTCCCCGTTATGAAATTCTTTATGGTTGCGTATTCAGAAGCATACCAAGAAGAGAAATATTCAGCAAGCCTGTCTATCTCATTTGTTGTAAAAATTTCTTTAACTGCCGCAACTGAATATGATGGGGCTTTTTCACCGTAGTTTGTTCCTTCACTCATACGTTTTACGATAAACGCAACCGAGCACAAAAGAAGATAATCGGTTTTATGCATTTTTATCGCATGATTTCTCCACGTTCCACCGGTTCCAAACTTCGTTTTCAACGTAACGGACATATCATAATCTCCTGATTGTCTGTTATAGCCCCAAACAAGAGAAGATATAAAAACAAATGCCCCGAATTCACCTTGTAACGCCCAGTTAACGCTCGTTTCACGGTTAATTAGAAGGTTTTGCTTTATTTCAGGAAGCTTTCCGACATGATGATACGGGACAATCGGTATCCAGAAAGAATCACTGTCAGCATTTTTAAGAAACTCTTCATAATTTAGAAAAGAAAGCGTAACCGGCTCGCCGTTATCACCTTTCTTTTTTATTTTTTCTTGATAGAAATCATGAAACGTTTTAAGTGTACTGCATTTAACGTTTAAAATGCCAGATTTCCCGCCTTTAGTGTCAACGTAATATGGATGATAAGAACCGTCAAAGTATGTAAGAGGGAGAATCGGGAACGCCCTTGGTGCCAAATCTCCTGTTATCTTGTGGTTGGCATTGAAATGCGTCAAATCAACCTTACTTGACAGTTTACTTGAACCGTAAGAATTCGTGAATTTTTCAACATCAGCCTCGGTATACTTTGTAATCTCCGCCCCCGCGTGATTTTTCAACTCATACGAGCTATCAGGCGGGTTCATTCCGTTATATTTGAGATAGATGCCCCCGTTTTTTGCTTTCATTTTCTGATAACTCGGAAAAGAAATGTACGGAGTTGCCGAGAAAGTCATTTGATGCAGCGCATTTTTTCCACCCTTCTTAAAATTCTCGACAACGCCCTTAAACCCTTCTTTTCTCTTGAATATCTTGAACGCGTCACTTGAAATGAAATTGTTCGCTTCTATTTTTGAAAACTCTTTGTCGCTGTCACCATTAGCAAGCATTTCATGGAGATAACATCTGCTCAAGAAGAAATAAAATACGTCGTTTGGAAGAAGATTCGAATTCGCAAGCGAATCGTACGGGTTAATCCCGTCATAGAATATATCACTGAGCGTAGTTGCGGTAAAGCTCATTTTTTCTATTGAAGAATCGTCGCCAACTTCAACCCCATCGTCTGTATTTTCTTGTGATTGAATGTAATCGTCCTGCCATTTCACCATTGAACTGATACCGTTCACGATGGACTCGACAAAATCAACCTCAGCAATACCTTTAAGCCTGCTGTCTTCGCCCGGATACATTCTTTCTACCTTTCCGTCGCCTGTATTTTTGTAAAAACCGGTAAAAGGTGGAACATGAGCGCCGCCATCCGAAGAAGATTCAATGTCAGTGAGGTTTTTCGGAAATTTCAACGAAGCAAGTGTCCTCGTTCCGGGTATTTTCTTAACCGTCGCATAATATTCGTGTATGAAAGCGTCAAGATGAGCGAAAATCATTCTCATCATATTTTCAATAGTTGGGCTGAACCCGAACATATCCTTGAAAAAGCTTTCCACCTCTTTTCTTGCGCCTTCAAGTTTCTTGCTTTTCTCGTTCTCAATCTTTTCAACGCGTGCCTGTGCGCGTTTTTTAACATCCGTACTATAAACGTACGCCCTTTTCTTGCCGCTAATAAACGGCCTAATCCTATCGGCTTCCGCTTTTGTGAAACCAGGAACTTCATCAAGCCTTCCTGTCGTGAATATGGTGTCCAAAGTTTCGTCAATGGGTACGGTTTGGTATGCATTTTTCCCTTCTTTCCACATTCCGCTAACGCCAAAACAATCAGGACCAAAAACTTCGTCATATCCTGCAGCGAAACTCTTTTTATAAGCTTCTACAGCAGGTGCGAACCCGTTTCCATTCCCATTGTCAATAAAATCAGGCGAAAGCGTGACTGTCATCACGTCACTGTCGAAAAATATGAAATTATGCTTTATCCCAAGGTCTTCTCCGTTCAAAAATTCACCACTTTCGCGAATTGCGCCCGGGATGCCGTCGTAATATTTAGGAATAATACCCTCATCCCCAGTAAGGAACGCGATTTCTCTCTCTGCCTCAGCCATATCAACAAGGTTCTCGCCATACGCGGAAGCCAACGCGTCTCCCGTATCACCCATGGCGCAGTGATATTCGCTGTAAAACTCAAGGAACGTCTTTATTGGCTGTCCTGAAACACCATCCTCACTGTAAAAAAACGCTCCACCGTTCTGAGTCTGCTTCTCCCAGTAATCATTCTTGGTGAAACCGCCTGATTTTGAACCAATATACGGGGCAATAAGAAGATAGTTCATTGGAATGTCGGTATAAAGCCCGTACATATTCCCAATAAACTTGATTATAACGTCAAAATTACCTGTATCCGAGTTGAAAGTGGCTTTGAAATCCTCAACAGAAAGGACAAAGGTAACGCAAGTTCCATAAATTCCCTTTACGCTAAGAAGAAACCTTGGATAAGGGAACTTGAATATGCTTCCGAAAAAATTTTTCGTGATTTTATCCTCTTCCAAGTTCGGCGTATTCACGTCAAGGAACCTTTGTTCCTGAGCACCCATAAGAGAACTACCACGAACGTCCGTAAAATTCATTGTGACCCTTGGGTACATATATGAATCGAACGTAATCTGTATGGAATTTATTCCGAACGTTTCTTTTGAACCCGCCCTGTTGTTTTTTATCTCTTGATAACTTACATTTGTCCAATCAGTAGTGAGATATCCTTCCTTTCCCTTTCCGCCAATCTTCTCACCGGAAAGAATTGAATGATATTTCGCACCGTTAAGGTTGAAACTATCTTCTTCGCCAAAATCTTTTGCATTATATTGACGGGAAGGTATGATCACCTGCAAGTCAACCGAAATGTTCAACTCATCCGGATCCCAAGTTATATTGTCAAGGTTGTCGCCATTAGCGGACTTTGCCCGCATAAATGCAGGCAAATCATTCGGCTCAATATAAAGTATCTTGTCTTTCTGTCTTACCGCTCTTTGTGATAGTTCGCTCATAGACTATTTTTCTATTCCGTATAATGTGTAGAATTTTTCTATCTCCTGATTGTACCCTTCCAAAGTTATGTTAAGTGGATACGGTATTCTCATGAGAGCGCCGTCAGGTATCTCGAATTCAAGGTTTCCCAAATCGGGATTTGCCAATAAGATAAGCCAATCATAACCAGGATCCCCATAGTAATCGTATGAAACAAGGTCCAAACGAGTAACGCCACGATGGTATTCCTCAAAAAAGTCCGTAGATTTCGGCTGTATCTTTACGTGCGGTGGTATGAAAACGTTTCCGCTCGTCCTGAATGCATTATATCTGTCGTATGCCATTATCGCTTAACTTTATATTTTCCATTTTCGTCTTTTACAACACCCTTCGTGCCGCCAGCCGCCATATATTCGTTGTAAGACGCGACATTGTTGTTATAGTCGTCCTTAACCACAAGGTTCGGATATGGAGACCAAATATGTTCATAAGACGTTCTCTGTACGCCGTATTCTGACGTGTCGTATATTTTGAGTTTATCTCCTGAAGTCTCAACCGTTTCAATACGCACTTCGTCTCCGTCCTTGTCAAATACTTTCTTAACCATCTTGGAGTTAATCCTGTCAGCCCTGTCGTCATAAACACCGGTATTCGCATAGTAATTGAACGATACAGCATTTTGAAGACGATTGATAGGGCCGTCTAGCGACTGTCCGCCAAGGATCGTAATTCCAAGTTGAACTTTTGCATACATTGGCTGAACTCCAATGCCCTCAGGGTTCAAATCCCATTGCGGGGTTCCACTCGCGCCGTAATTGATACTCATGCTGTTTATGAGTATCTTAGTGTTGATGAAATCGCCAATTCTCAAAACGCAAACAGGCATTCTTCCGAACGCGAGGTTTCCGGCCGTCTTAGCAAAGTTCAAGTCGGTTGCCGATATTGTATGCCCCTGCCTTGTGCACTGTTGAAGGAACGTAAGCCTTGCGTTAAACCCTTCAGGCGATATTGAGTGATACGCCGGGCTGAAAAATTTAAATTTCTTAATCAAATTCGTATAATAGTTCGGGTGGTCTTTTTCAAGTTCATGAAAGAACTCCGCCTCTGTTTCATAACGGCTTGACATGTTGGCTCCTTCCGTGGCAATAGCAACCGCGTCAGCAACAACTACTGCAGGGTTAAGGTTCCTGTCAATCCTTGAAGTAGGTGAGTCGTTGTCATCCCACTCAGGAGTGCTGCTTTCGCCGGAACCCGTCTCATTATCGTTAACTATTGTGTGCACCGTGTCTGAAAGTTTCTGTGTTTCAGGCACATCGTACCATAACTCAACGGAAGCATAACGTTGTAACTTCGCTTCAAGGCTGTTTATTGTGGTAGGGTCATTCAGTTTATCCGTCGTAACAATCTCTGGCGGATCAAACTGTATGCCAACTTCTCCTTCGTTCTTAAGCAAATCCCTGAGAGAACGTCCACGGCGTTGTGCCAACGTAACGCTGTTCACTGAGTCCTGACTTGTTGCTCCCGCCTTCATAACAACCTTTTGGAATTTATGGTTCTTGAAAGCGTTTATCAAATCGTCCTTATCACTGAGACCACTAATATACGTATCGGTATTGATTTCGTTTACCTTTTTTCCATCAAAAGCATTCGGGAACGCCGCCTTTATCAAGCCGACTACCTGTGCAAAAGTGTGAGTTGCGTCACTTGGCACGTTTTCCATACTGCAGTTAAGCCTGAAATTCGCTGAATCGAAATAGTTTGACTCTGGGTTCATTTTCCTCGTGTAAAGGGCTTGACCTGGCAACCTGTTATAAAGCTTTTCATGCAAATCATAGTCAACCCTGTATTGATACCATACGTCTTCAACCAGTCCTTCTCCAAGTTTTCCTGTAATATGTTTGGCGTGGACGTTTATATATCCATTTTCACCAAACTCACCGTTGTTGATAAGATCATTCTTAGTCGGGGTCAACGACGGACCCGTAACACCGCCAGGATGGTTCATTTCGTAGCCAAACCCATCGGCTGCGCTGTTGGGTATCTTCGTATCTTTCCCCATGAAAATATAATCATACCAATCAACGTCACTGCTTCCTCCTACTTCCCATTGCCAACTGTTGAGATAAGAACCGTTTCCTGAATAGTTGTTTGGATAAAACACATAAAACTTTATATGTTTTCCTTTTTCTTCGCTCGCCTTGTCGAGTTTCGGCTCTTCCACGTTGTTCTTACCTTCGTTGTTCGGTTTGTTGTTCCCGTTTTCGTCGCAATCAAGTTTCCCAGTCAAATTCGGAACGCTACATCCCGCAAAAAATCTTAGTACGTCTGCTTCAAAATCTTCATCAGATGTACCGTCTTCTTTTATGTTATATTTTGGTATGTTGTTTATGATGGAAGGGTGGTCGATAAGGATGGCAAAAGACAATGTTCCCTGCCTTGTTGTATTTCCATATGTATAAACGGATTCACCCCTCCCAATGAAGTTGCTTTGATTCCAGTTTACGCTTACTGTCTCATTGAAATCAAGGTCATAAGGAGGGAACCACATTATGCGTCCACCGTTAGGACCTCGCTGCTCTTTCGAAAGATATCCTTGATTTCTTGGGACATCTTTCCACGCAAGGTTCTCCAAAGAGAACATGCACTTTTTCACTTCCGTGGTGAGATTTCCACAAGCGTCACCCTTTGGTGCTATGTTGAGGTATCCGTCTTTCCTAAGGACTGTATTCAACCTTAAGTTATCGAATCCGCTGCTCGTACGTTCATTTGGCTTAGCGGTATATGTATACACCATTGAGTCAAACTCCTTGTCAGGGACTTTTTCACTGAACGGGCGTATCAGTCTTGAAGCCCTGTCGTATTGGTGGTGATACGTCCAAACACGGCAATACGGGTTCTCATAACCGTTGGTGTCGTTATCGGCATACGGATTTTTTTTCAACAAATTTCGTCCGTGAGAATTTCCAAAGATTGATTTTGCACTGTCAGTTGCCTCAACTTCAGGGGAAACTTCTGAATCCGTTGTATGAAAACGTCCTGAAAGGGTGGCTATTTTATGCCGTTTAAAAAGTTCGTTGGTTTTGGTTAACAGACTTTTCTTGCTTCCTGCTGGTATCGTGTATATGAACGGCCCGTCTTCTTTGTTTACATTGGTTCTGTTGTCGTTTTCGTAATCACCCTCGTCAAACCTTGTGGACAAACCTCTTTTATTTGTACTCCGTCCGTTCCCAACGGGCATTCCGTAAAATCCGGCATGAACATCTTGAAATTCACCTATGTTGTCAAACGCAACCCTTCCGTCTGAATTGAAATCTGAAACATTTATATAACGTTCATCTTCAATCAGATAATTCTTTCCGGAAATCTTTTGCGCTTGGAAAAGCATTTCAGCCAAGTGCCTCTTCGGTGCCTCCACGTTAGGATTGTTGAACACATCCGAGCTCTCGGCTTCCGTGATATCCGCCGTACTTCCACTGAAAAGATATTTCAAATAATCATGCTCAATTGATACATTCGCTTCTTCAATATCAGAAATTCTTCCCGTGTAATATTGTCCGAACGTATATTTGAACAGTTTTGTATTCAATCCCGGAGAACTTCCATAGAAATCATTCAATTCGGGAGTGATATATTTTTCAGTCATGTGGCGGTCATTCTTGGCGTATGTCGCTACGGCAAGTTCCTTCGTGACTTCTATATCTCCGATTTGCTGAAGTTTTGTGTCGTTGGTGAAGTTTTCCAAATAATCTCCTTCCCATTTCCACCTTAAACCGTTTGGCGTACCCGGTTCGTTCGAATAAACGTTCCTTGCTCTCAGGTTGTTTCCGAGATAATCCATCCAAATGCTGCTGCCGTACGGTTTCGTTCTGTCATACGTATATGCGAACAAGCCATCGCCGTCCGTCAATGAGCCTGCTGAACGCTCTTTCAATTCCGCGTACTTGACAAAATTACCGCCGAAACGAGTATATTGGGCATCTTTCCAATATATTCGTCTCAACATCTCTTCCCTCGTGCTGTCGTTGTAATGTAGGACACCTTGCACCTGAGCAATTTTGTCTGCCATTTTTCTTTTTGTTTATTTTTTCTTTTTATTTTAATATAAAACTATATTTGTCTTTTTAAACAAATAACATCCTTCTAAATCCGGTCTTATATAAGATCCTGGTCTAAAGAATACATTAAAGATCCAGCTTTAGGCGGCTAAATCACCGAGCTCTTATTGTGGAATTCTTCTTTGTTGAAACCAGAAAAATCCTTACGCATTATCATTTCTTTCATGAACTGATCGACGTATTTGGATATTATCTCACTGATATCATAGTTTCCAATCGTTCCGCCGCCAGCAATGTTAATCGTTATTGTCTGAGGAATATCAACCTTTATCGTACCGCTTACCTGATTTGGCGTACTTGGAGTATTCTGTCGAACAGGAGCATTCTTTGAATATGGAGAAACAGGTTGATATCTGTAATATTCGTTCATGTTATTCTTAATCAAATTATCGGAATAAGAATATGGATTAAATGTACCGTTCTGAAGTTGAGGAAGAATGTCTCTATATTTCAATGAAGATAACTTATTCAACAAGAACTCATTTCCTTCAATTTCCCAAGGATGCCCGCGATAGGTTGCCTTTACACCGCCATCCCAATGTGAAGGGCCGTTTGCAAATCCGCCGCGACCAGGTATATTTGAAGCGATAGGAAGTCCGTTAGGCGAACTGCCTTGTATTTCGTTTTTACTTTTTATGTTTCCACCGAATTCTTTTACCATTTCTTCCATATTGGAAGCGAAATAATTGTCATCGTATCCGGTAAAAATGTGGCCTTTCGTTTTCGGACTAAACCATGCTTTTGAAGAAAATTTATCTTTGTTCTTATCGTAGAAATCAAGAGCGCTGTCAGCATCTTTGTTATTATTATGCGCCCATTCTCTAACGGTTTCCCTTTTTGCCTCTTCCCCTCCAACATACTTTTGGAATATTTTGAACACCCAAGCGCCAAGCCTTTCCTGCAAAAACGCAAGCATATTGTCGAGTTTTTCAAATATTCCATTGGTGTTCCTCCAAACACGGCCCAATGTCGCACTGTTTTCTTCTTCTCGTTTCTCGGTTTCTTTTTGTAATTCCTTATAGTCTTCCGCAGTCATTGCCTGCTCTCCGTTTTTCTCTGCATAGTTTCTGTTAAGGAATTTCTTTTCACCGTTTATAGAAACATAAGCCTGCCCATTCTTGTCAAGTTCTCCAAGGTTCTTAATGTATTCGGCGGTATCTTTGTCCACACCGGGAGCAATTTGAGAAGATATCCTCTTCATTTTTCCTTGATTGAAAGCAAGGTTAAGCATTTCTCCCGGATCCAGCCCAGCACCCTTTGCGGCTTGTTTCAAAATATCACGCTCGAAAGCGTTCATATCCATTTGCCCCGTCTTGTTGTTGAAGAAAGCTTTATTTCCGAACATTTTGATAATTCTATCGTTCAATGCTTCGGTATCGTTTAGCCCTTCATAAAGGAGTTGCATAGGATTACTGAACTGTGCAAATTCTCCACCGAGCACCGATAGGTTAGCCGCCGTGCTTATAGCGCCCTCAATCTCGGAAACCTTGTCAGCAAACTGGAAAACTTGCTGCATATTATATTTCAACTGCGTTGACTTCTCAGCCATTCTCTCAAGCCCACGCAAACCGTTTGCAAACGTGTGGCTTTGAGCCATTTTAAGGTTATCGTTTACCGCTTTTGAAACATTTTTGAATGAAAGCCCCTTCTTTGAAACATTCGTATAAAGTCTTGAGAAGAATTCATCTGTCTGCTGTAATGATTTGCCAAATGAATCAAAATTTCCAATAGCGTCTGCTGAAATTCCGAAACGTTTAAGGGATACCGCAGATGCAACGTCAGCATGAGCAATCCTTTCAGTGCTTCTGCCAATAGCCTCAGCGTACTCGGTCATTGCGCTCATTGCTTCTGCAAACGTAGCACCTATGTCTGCTTTGTTTTGATCGCTTCTTATGAATCCACCTACAGTATCTCCAATGTTCAGTTTTCCACTAACACCGCCACCTATCGTTCTAGTATACGTAGAAGTAGCCCTGTCTCTTTCGGAACCGAGTGAAATGCCGGCTTTAATTAGCTGCATTAAGCCGCCAATAATTCCACCGGCTGGCCCAAGTTGCGAAATTGCACTAATACCCTTATCGGCAAGTTTTCCAACAGTTTGTTTTTCTGAAATTAACGAAGCGGCTGTTGTAAATCCTTTAGCTACCGCAGCACTGACGCTACCTTTACCGCTTACTCTATCCCTTCTTTTTTGTTCTTCTTTTTGACGCTCTCTTTCGGCCCTTTCAAAATCTCGTTTTTCTTTTCCTTTTAGTTTCTTGCCATCAACAGTACCTTTCCTGTAATATTCGTTCAGCTTGGCGCGTTCAAGCTTTTCATCGGCTTCAAGTTCAGCAATTTTTTTGAGCTTTTCATCCAATGAATCGTTACCCGTTTTAATTTGTTGAGAAGCAAGTTCCAAACGTATTGCTTTGATCTCTTTAAGGATATCTTTTACAGTTGAATGAATATCATTATTTCCTGTTCCGCCGGTTATGTTGTTTGAGATGGCATTTTGATTTGTAGAACTGCCGTCAACAATATGCTCTTTAAGGGCTTTCAGATATTCAGAAGCTAGTTGTGTTTGCTTACTGATTTCTTCAGTATGAGTTGAAATTTTATCGGTAAATCCGTGTATATCTTTTTGGTAGTTTACCAATGAAGCAATCTTGCTGTCTATTGTTCCAACCACGCCGTTGCCCGTTGAACCAGTATTACCATTTTGGCTCTTGGTCCAAT